CGCATTTAATCAAGAAGCGATTAAATTGGCGTTTCTCTTTTTTGCTAGAAGTATCGTTGCTGACCACTTCTTCTTCCTCGTCATCCTCGTCGTCGGCAGGGGCTTGGGTACGTTCACGGGTTGCGTTGCCACTTTCACACTTGGCAAAGTGCGACAGGTAACGATCGAGCATGCGGTGTAGATCCAATACGGGAACGCGGCTGAGCATAAGCTTAAAGTCTTGGCCGTAGGTTTCACCCGTTACCGTGAGTAATGTCAGGTCTTCCATGGCGCGCGTCAGAATCACGATATCGTTGTAATCGTTGACCAACGTAGAGATGGCAGGAGACTGAAGCGTTTGTTGCAACATCGGCAGCTCGTCATCGATTTTGCGTAATACGTGAGAGATGACGCGCATGATTTATTCCTTTTTGGTTTGGTTCAGTTCCAGAAGGGTTTTGACTTTCCATTCTCGTAACTGTTTGAGTCGCTTGTTACAAGCGTCAGCGTGCTGATAATGTTTCATCACCAGTGCAGCGAGCATGGCTTCCCGGTCACTGGCCGTTTGCATCAACACTTTGATATACTCAGCAGTATACGGGTAAGGTTCGCTGGCAATGCTCAAGTCAGGTATCAGCAGCAGCTTGTCGTCTCGCCGCAGGTACGTCACTTTGCTGGGCGGTGCTTCGACGCGGCAGTCCACGATGAGGTTGTCTGGCGGCGCTGCCACCACGTAACGAACAGTTACTACCGGTTCTGGTGTGGCGCAGCCAGCGGCTACGCCCCCGATAAGTACCACACCGAACAAATAGAACAAACGACGAAGATACTCAACAAACGCTTCGATAGGGTTCTTTTTCATGGTTTAATCTTCAGGAGGTTGGCAGGCAGTGGCATCTGGTACGGATGCACAATAGGCTTCCCATATGCCATCAATTCGGATTTCAGATAGTTCCCGTTGTTCGGCTGCGTAATCAACAGGGGAGTGGGTTTCATTTTCTCGGCGTGAGCGCATGACATTTTCTTTCTCCGCTACTTTTCGTTGAATTGCTTCATGTTTTTGGTTAGCAGCCGTCACTTCTTTTTCGACTGCGACTTGGGTAGCCTCGTCAATCTTTTTGATTGCTTGGTCCGTTTTGATTGCCACGTCTTGCGACTTGATGGTGATCTTTTGTTGGGAGTCGGTGACCGCGCTATTGACTACCTCCCGCTGCATACGGTTATACTGGACCATCACACCCAGTAACACCACCGCCACGATCACAAACAACCAATCGCGTAAATTGATGTTTCGTAAAAATGCCATTATGACCTCATGTATTGTAAATGCGTAAACGCAATGGCCAAGCTATCAATCGCGTGCTCGCTGAGCGTCGATAACGGCGTGCGACTAGGTACTTTGAATTCCGGGTTTTTCAGCAACGCGTCGTACACCGCGGACTTATTCGTACCTGCTTTCTTAGACCATCCCACCGCCCCTGCTGCTGACTTAATCACCGAGGCTTCGTAAAGATTGAACTTCATGTAGGGGTTGTACGCAATCACCGCTTCGCGAATGCTTTGAATCGATTTCAGCAACGGCGCATACGCGCCTGGGGTACGGCGGTTAAAGAACGCATCTTCACAGGCAATGGCAGAAGGACGAATCCGGCGGAAGTGCTCGGTTAAGGCTTCTTTGTGCGAATAGGTGCGAGCGTAGGTATGCCCATGGTTCACTACCAACAGATCATCATCATTCATCATCTTGGTAGCGACCAACGTACGGGCTTCGAATGAACGAATTTCGAGGGTATGTATGTCAACGTACAAGTCACCGATCCCGAGATTATGCGTTCCAGGATCGGTGCCCGACACAACAAACACATCCCCGCTGTTTGCAGGGAGATAGAGCATAGTCGTTGTCTTTTAAACGGAGCGAGTGACCGAAGCAGTCGACACCATGTCTTTCGCTGCGCGTCGGTCCTCGTGGTATTTTTGAAGAGCAGCTTTAGCTGTCGGACTGAAAGTTCTTCCTTTGCATTTTTCTTTCATAAGCGCAATCGTTTCTGGAGTATGTGGAATACCCAAATTCTTTTCACTGAGATTGGCCCGAGCTTCTGGAGTCATACGTGCTTTGGATGTCTCACGTACTTTCTCAATGTGTTCAGGAGATAAAGATTTACCTTTTCTAGAAGCGGCACCGGCCTCAATCACAGCACGCGGCATACCACGTTCTTTGGCGATTTCACTAAGCTTTTGGCGAGTCTCATCCGAATGTTTAAAGCCCGTCATTGCAATCCGCATTTTTTCTCGTGTTTCTTCCGAAGGGCTGATACCACGATTAGGGGCAGTTGCATCTCTAGCAATGTTTAATAGAAGGCCAGTGTCGAAATATTCGTCCAGTAACTGCTGTTCAACTTGTACAGGATCAACTCCTGGCGCCGTAGGGATCGGGATGATAGTGAATTGATGCCCGGCGTTATACGAGCGTTGAAGATGGATGTTTGCATGATGGTTATTATCCAGTTCACGGGCGTGATCTTTAATGCGTTTATTCAGATCATTCGAACTTCCCACATACGACTTGTGTGAAGTTACGTCGCCGATAATGTAAACGCCAGGAATCTTTTCATTCATTTTGATTTACGAGTTATGCAGGCCGTGTCGCATTTACATCTTTGCCCATGAGCGGCTCCGTGGCACCGATGTCCATGCTGAACTTGACGCCGTCGGCGTTAAATTGCAGCGGAGCGCCGATGTTGACCAGGTCATTGACTTGGACGGCGATGGCTTCTGTCATGTTAAATTGGTTACCGCCCACATCGTTGACCGACACGGTCAAGTCCAGCCCCGAGCACAGAGCCAGCTCCGAGATGATGGCGGCATTTGGATTTTGGTAGAGAATGTTAAACACATTCATCAGTTCTTCGGTATCGATCGCGTCGAGGACAACGTTCAGCGGCGCTGAAGCACTGACGTACGTACCGTCAGTAGTGATCACACCAGGGTTACTGATCACAGGTGGGGTAGGATGCAATACCGACGAGTCCGGTACGAACGGTACAGTATTTTTCACACCATCTACTACCGTGGTTAAAAACATACCCGCTTTGAGATTTTTCTTGTCAAAGCGCTTCAGGTAGTAGGCGATGTACGGGACGTTGTTACGGGTTTCGATCCGGCGCAGCGCGTACTGTTCACGGCGCTCTGGCGGCAGATCGTCGCCAAGCGCACGCAGAATCAGCGGGATGGGGCTATAGGGCGCAGCGTTCGTGGCTTGGAAAACCTTCGGCACCATTACCAGATTACCGTCGCTAAGCAAACTCGCGGCCAAGCCGCCGTTGCCCAAACTCAGGTAACCCAGGGTGGGATAAACGTTGGCATCCGGCACCCGGTTGGCTTGGATGTCGAGCAGTTCGTTAAGCGTGGTGTTCTTCATCAACTCAAACGGAATTCCCAAGTGCGCGCACGTTTGCAGATACATGCCATATAGCGTCCTCGTCGTTTTCTCAGCCATTATTTATTTACTCCAAAATTGTAAGAATAGATACGTGAGCGTAGCTCGCCAGATAATGATGTTTACTCTGGGTAAGTTTTGCCCAAAAGGGTGGTTTTAATACTGCGCGAAAGCGGCTCAGAACGATCGGCGTCGGTTAACCACAGACCATCGAGTTCTGTGATCATGACCACTTGCGACAGCGGCGTTTTGCGAGGTGGGTTCCATGTGCCCGGTGGGTTATACGGATCTTGGATATCGCCGATTTGTTCTGGCGTTAAATTCAAGAAGTATTCAATACCGATAAACGGCACCCAACCGCGGGGAATGACCACATCTTTCGGATCAGGGCTGGTGATGCCCAGGTGCCCGATGGGTGACGAGAACATGAACGTCGTAGGGTGAGTCGACAAGTCACCGTTCATACTTAACTCTACTTCCACCCGGTGCGTCCCTAGCTGCATGACGTCAGGGCCAATACTCGGCTGGTTCAAGTCAACGATGACTTTGGTCGAACTCGATTCCCGAATCTGGTCTACCCCAATGACGCCATCCGGATTTTGAGGATTGTTGGAGATCATGCCGCGCACATCCCCCAAACGAATCGCTGGCCAGTCGGTTTTGCGAATGGTCGAATCATTGATTTCTGCAATGACTTGGATGCCGTACGAGGAAAGCTGGGTGAACATGTCCACCATCGCGCGTTGTAACGCTTTGATCGATTGTTCAGGATGCAAGCTTGCGCCAGTCGCTTGTGAGACGGTGTCTTCAAACAGCAACGCAAATTCAGCGCGGGTTAATGCACTAAGATCGATGTTGCGGCTCGATAGCCAGGTTTCATAAGGCGTGTTGGCAGGCTCCAACTCCAACACATAGTCACTGTAGATACGGGTGACCATTGCTTGCACCATCGCCCGACCTTCATGGTGTTCTTGGCCTGCGATCATCCGACGCTGCATCTGGACGGCGTCATTGATTTCAACGCCGAGGTTATAAAACGCGTCGATCGAAATTAACGGTTTGATGGTCGGTTGCTGCGACAAGGCCATGACCGCGGTGGAGCGCGCAATCAGTTGATGGTCAACGATCGAATAGATGTCGTCTACGCTGGCCGAGGGAATGCGTTGGACCCGGCTAGCATACGCCATCGGCACCTGCACCAAGGTTTCCCCGACTGTTTTCGCAAAAGCATACAACGCCAGAATAAATGCTTCTTTGGCAGTGACGGGAATCTTCTCACCACTGCGTGGATTGGTGACGTTCACATACGCAGTGTACAACCCTTGACTACTTAAATAGAGCCAGTGGTTAAAGAGAATTTCACTTAAGATCCATGGTGAACTATTGGTCTCGTCAACCATCGACGATTCAAGTACCTTGGTGGCCACCACGTTCGATGGCGAATTCTCCATCAGCTCCGTCACCTGTGCTTCGACGTCTACCAAGTCCAAGTGGTTACTGAGTGCGAGTGGCTTTTCTTTCTCCAGCATGTCGTAAACCGTAATGCGGTTATCGTCTGGCAAGATAATGCCCAGATTCAATTGGCGTTTACGGAAAATAACTTCTGGGTACAAGTTCTCGGTTTGCTCTAAAACATCATGCTTCATGGTGTATTCCGCCAGCGGAATGTACCGTTCGGTCATGATATGCTCGGTTAATGTTTCCAGCGTGGAATTTCGTCCAGCATGACGTTGGATGTAGGCGATATTACGGTAAAAGTACAACGCCTGTTTCTTGGTCAGTGAGTCGAAGTATTTGTCTAAATTCCCGTGACTGGCTAAGTATTCGCGGATGTGGAAACTGTGCGCTTCGTTGGTGTTGCATGCCGCCAGCCGGTACATGAGCACGGCTTGCACGAGCAGCAAATACATCTTGCCCAGCATGGTAGCAGTATAGAGTTCATCTGTATAGGCAAACCCTGGCACAAACCAACGTTGTTTGAAGTGGTAAATCCAGCGCTGGAGTTTCTCGACCAGACTGTATTCGTTTTCCTCGATCAAGCCCGGCGGATACGACAAGATCTCGCCGTCTTTCGCCGCGATGGCTTTCTCAATATCGGTCGGATACAAGATGCCCAAAATAAGCTGCTCTTGCATCGGAAAACGGGCCACCAGATCAGTGTACTGTTTGGTGCCGTACTGGTAAGCGCGCGCCGTAGCGCTGTGGATTAACAGGTTTTCTTTGGTAAATGCAATCTCTTCTAGCGTATCCATCGACACGACGGTCATCACTTCGTCGATGCTATGGTACTCTCCAGCAAGATTGAGGTAATATTTCCACGTGGTGGGATCATGGTCAACAGGGGTAAAATACCCGCCAGTCACCATCATGCCTGCAACCCATTCGTTCATCGCTTGGGCGGTGCTCGACGATTTGATGACGATCGTCTCGACCAATTGCAGGGTCTGTTTGATATAAATCTGATAGTTATTTGAACTCACGACTATCCCTAATGATAACTGAAAGAGGTTAGTTATGGCTACGCCCAAAGAAGATCGTTTCAATCTTCTCGAAATGCAAAACTCAGGAGCGCGTATTCCAGCGATTCGGTTGACGAAGAGCAATCCGAAAGCTGCTGCCTTGATGAGTAAACTGACGCTGGACGAACGCGTACAGCGCACCACTGACGCCATGAACCAACAAGGCGCGGGCATCAACTTAGCGAACCTGCGTGGGATGGCCCACGAAGGGATGCAAAACGTCAATGACTCGGAAACCATTCGCCAACTGCTGTCCGATACGGATTTGGCAGCGGCGATTTTGGTCTCCGTGATTTTGTCCCCCAAAGACATGGTGGGGATCGAAGTCAACTACGAATCCAAACTAACCCATTGGCGTCTTCCACACGAAGTAAACAGCACAATGACGAATGCTGTTCGCAAGTATTTTGACGAAGTCTATAAAATAAAGCCGCGTTTGCCAGGGATGCTGGAAGATATCCTATTCAAGCGTGGCTGCTACCCTGTGGTCGTCATGCCAGAAAATGCGGTCGATGATTTGATCCATAACAATGGCAGTTTGTCGATGGAGTCGATCCGTGCTGTATTGAAAGACAATGGTTCGATGCGGGCCTTGGGTATCTTGGGCCCGACCGACAAAGAACGTACCGAAAAAGAAGCCGCAGCAGGAAGCTACAAATCTGGTATTGGTTTGGCCTTGGAACACTTGGTCACCTACAGCGAAAACAAAAACTGGAACAACGAGGTGTTGTTTCATTTCCCCAACGCGCCCGATCAAAACAGCAAGACGTTGCAGCCGGGCGTGACGGTAACAGACAATATCGGCATTTTGAAAATGCCGTTAGTCAGTGAGAAAATTCGCAAGGACAAGATTCATAAGCTGGTGGGGCGTTCGTCTTCCCTGTCGGCAGAATCGATTGCCAAACGAATTGGTAACCCCGCTGACATGTCCACTACGCTGCATTCGAATGCATTACTGGGCCGCACGTTCCATCGACCTAATACCGCCCAGATCGTTGTCAAGGAAGTCAAGTCCCAAGACAAACTCAAGCGCCGTTCGGTTGGCATGCCACTGGAAATTCACTTCCCATCGGAAGCAGTCATTCCTGTACACGTGCCGAACCAGCCAAGCAAACAGATCGGTTTCTTCATTTTGCTCGACGCTGAAGGCAACCCGATCAACCGCGGTATGGGGGTCAACCACTACCGTCAGCTGGGCGCGAGTTTGACGAGTAACAGTTTTTCTTCGTCCATGATCCAGCGCGCTGGCATGGCCATGAGCGACAACTCGAACGCTTACAACCAAGGCAACCAATACGCTACCGCGGCGCAGCTCTACGGTAACATGCTCGAACGGGATCTGATGCAGCGTCTGCGCAATGGTCTGGTTGGCAACAACGTCTCGATCGCTGGTCACGAAGAAATCTATAGCCTCATGATGGCGCGCTCGATGGCCAACCAACACACGCAGATTCTGTATGTGCCGGTGGAATACATGACATACATGGCCCTCGATTACAACGCCAACGGCACCGGTCGCTCGCTCTTGGAAAATACCAAGATCATCGACAGCATGCAAGCGAATCTGTTGGTGGGTACGGTGATGGGTGCACTACGTAATGCCATCGGTCGCACCCACGTCGACATCCAGCTCGACGAACACACGCCTGATCCATGGAAAGCGATCGAGCAAACCATCGGCGAAATGCAGCGGGTCAATAGCAATGGTTTCCCTCTGGGCACCATCGATCCGCTGGACATCAAAGACGGCCTGCAACGTAGCCAATTCGAGTTCTCGTTCTCGGGACACCCGAAGCTGCCGGACATGAAGATCGACTATTCGGAAAAGAACAGTTCCTACCAACCGCCTGATGGTAAGTTGATGGAAGACTTGCGTAAGCGTCGCTTGATGTCGTTCTGGTTAACGCCAGAGATGGTCGATGCTGCCGTCGGTGCTGATTTTGCTGCTTCGGTAGCTAACAACTCGACGTTGTTGTCCAAACGGGCCATGATGATCCAGCAAGAGTTCACTCCCCAAGTGTCCTCGCATCTGCGTAAGCATGCCGTCAACAGCGCTGACTTGATTGACGAATTAATCGAAATCATCACAGGCACTTTCGACGAAATCATCAAAGAGTTTACCGATGATGAAGAAATCGAAATGTCCAGTGGTGAGGTCATTTCCAAAGAAGAACTCAAGAACAATGCGTCGGTGAAAGCTGCTTTCATCCGTGAACTGATCGAAGACTTCATCGGCGGCTTCTCGATGACCTTGCCAGAACCCGATACCACCAAGACTGAAAACCTGAACGAGCTCTATGGCAAACACAGCCAGTTTGTGGAAGAAGGTTTGAAAGCCTGGATCTCTGACGAAATGCTGGATGACACCATTGTCGGACCAGAGATCGCCGCGCATGTGCGTGTGGGCGCAGCGCAGATGAAAGCGTACATGCTGCGTAACTGGCAGATCGAAAACGGCATGTTGCCTGAACTGTCAGCGCTCACTGCCATTGGCGAAGATGGCGAAGTGGAAGTCGATATCGCGGAAATCCAAGCTACGCACAACGAGGCGATTATCAAAATCTTGACTACGCTGGTAGCTGCCAACAAGAAAGCCAAAGAAAACGCGAAGAAGCAGCTTGAGAAAGCGGGCGTCGAAACGTCATCCGATGGCGCTTACGATGGCGGCAGTACCGATACCAGCAGCAGTGATTTTGGTGACGATAGTTCGGGTGGTGGCAGCGACGACTTCGGTATGGGCGGTAGTGACTTTAGCTTCGACATGGGTGGTGCTGAGACCGGTGGCGAAGTGACAGAAGGTGATGAAACCACTGACACTACCGATGCAACGTCAGAGGAAGATCCAAACGCGACTTCAGAAGAAGAAGAAGCAACCACTTCCACTGAAGAAGAACCGGATGCGAACGCAGACCGGACGGATGAAAACGCCGATGATGAAGAGCGTAAGAAGAAGGAAGAGGAAGACGCAGCAGCTGAAGAAGCTGAGGCGAAAAAGAAAGAGGAAGAGGAAGCCAAGAAGAAGGAAGACGCTGAGAAATCCGACGGTATTGCGCCAACTTAACCAAAAAAAATAGATAGATCATACTCCCTCTCTACCCTTGTGGGGTAGAGAGGGAGCTATGCCGTTAATCGGTTACTTCCAAAACTGTTGTTCGATCTCGACTTTGTGTTGAGCGGCCAGCTCACGGCCGACGAGCATAGCCGAGTCTTCGTCATCCGAATCCGCAGCCCATTCAGCACGACCGGACTGGTAACGGAAGTAGACCGCCCAGCCTGTGGTCTCGTCGGTCGGACCTTCTGGTTGGGCGATGATGTCGTCGTTCTCATCTTCGGATTCGATGACAGGCACCACTTGGATAGCGGTGATTGGATCTGGTTGTTGATTGTTGGTGTTCATAATTTTCCTTACGGTTTGACGGAGGTTTGACCTTGGACATGCATGTCAATGGGTGCCAAGGGGTTACTACGGAAAATGTTGGCAGGCGACGCGGTATGCACTTCGTTGTCAACATAATCGATCTGTTGGTCATTGGCGATGACCGTGATGTTTTGGACACCCATCTTTAAGAACTGGGCAGCGATCGCGTTCACGACCTGTGATTCGCGATCAGTGTTGGAAGCGGTGACGGAGATCCGTACTTCGAACTTCTTTAAATCAATCATCCTCATCTCCGAAATACGGTGTGATAATAATCGGTTCAATCTGGAGGTAGTCTGACACATCGTCCACGTAATCGCTTTGTAACACACCGATATAGGCCGAAGGCGAGACGACGCTCATGTGTTCAATAAGCGCAGCCGCTTGCGGGTCAGCATACGGCGCAGTATAAAGCGGTTCTCCTGTGGTTGGATCAAATGCCATGACGTTTTCAGTGATGGACGTCATCGCTGTTTCGACACCCACTTTCAAAAAGTTCGATAAGCGATTCAATTCTGGCACATGCGGCTGGCCATCCATGGGCCGAATATGCACTTGCACATTAACGGTCATACACACCCCACTTTCGTGATGACGGCAAAAAAGATCAGGAAGGAGATAGACCGTAGTCCACCTCGCTTCCTGATTAAATTCACCACTAAAACTTTTGCTTACATCTAACTGCTTACTTCACCAGCTTGGCCAGGTAGGTCTGCGGGATCAGTGCGCCTTCGTAGATTTCCAGG